ACAATTGTCTTGAAATTTCCATGCTGCATTGTACGTTGAACCGCTGGTATCGGTCATGTATATGAAAGGATTATTATGTCTTACATACATATTACCATCAGCACTTATGTTACCAGCAACAGTAAGTTTAGCAGCACTTGCATCTGTTGTACCTATACCAACGTTACCAGCAAAGTAATTAGGACTAGGTCCAGCAGCGCTAAGACTACCACTGGCGCTTATGTTACCTAATACAGTAAGTTTTTCAGCAGGCGCTGCAGTACCAATTCCTATACGCGCTGTACTAGTATCAGAATAAAGTATAGGGGTACCTGAATTATTAGAAACATAAAAATCATTACCTGCTGCAGCAGGTTTAATTTCATAACTGTTTCCATACGTGCCAGATGAACCATGTGAACCTATTCTCCAAGTTTCCGAACCACCTGGCATGAATCGTAAATGAGTATTAATATCATAACTACCATGCACACTTTCAATAAAGGGTAATGCAGCTCCACCATCATAATCTATTCCTAAACTTACAGGATTAGATGCATGATATAGTTCTAACGCAATAGTATTTGCAGTTGTTCTAGAACCTATTCTTAAATCACTACCACCGTTCAACGCACCACCACCGCTCTTTCCTATATAATAACCTTCACCAGATCCGGGTAATTTAATATTTAGAGCACTAAGACCGCCATTAGCGCTTATGCCTCCTGCTACAGTAAGTTGTTCACTAGGGCTATTAGTACCAATACCAATCTTACCAGCAAAATAGTTTACATCACCAGAAGCGCTAAGACCGCCAAATGCACTAATACCGCTACTATGTGATCGCAATATACTGTTGCATATGCATGCAGAAGTATACCACATTGGTATATAATTAGCTGTACCAGCACCTTGAACCCCTACATTATCGGTAGTACAAAATATATGAGCTAAATCGCGACCAGCTGAAACAAAACCTCTCGTTGTATCACTAACTGATACGCTCGAACCACTTAACGGCCCCCCCGTGCTTATACTTTGCGATGCAGTAATACCACCTGTAATATCAACTCCAGTATTTTTTGTAGTTAATTTGATGGCGCTATTATACATCAAAAAGTTACTGCCGCCGTCAGTAAACTGCGCCATGGCGTTACCATCTGTGTCTTGCAAATATATAGCAGGTCCGTTTGTTTGTATATGAAGACCGCCCGTTCCAACATCTCTTACATAACTAAGACTACCATTGTGGTATAGTTCTAAATCTTTATTATTACCTGCTGTTATTTTACTGTTATCCGGAACGCTTACTCCTCCTGTTGCGCTTAATGCACCTAAAGCGCTTATGTTACCTGCTACTGTTAGTTTTTCAGCTGGTGCTGTTGTACCAATGCCCACATCACCACCGTCAAGGATGGTAAACACCTCCGTGGTATTATCAAGTACGTTAAGAAGATCTGCTGTGCCGGTGCCTTTAATGAGTGCTACTGGATTTGAACCATTATCACTAACAATTTCTAAGTCAGCAGACGACCCTCCTAAAGTTCTATATCGCCCAGAAGAAGTATATGATCTTATACTACCGGTAACATCAAGCTTTTCATCTGGTGATGTTGTTCCTATACCTACATTATCTCCATTAGAAGCATTAAGAAGTGTATCACCATCAGCCTTTAAAGTAATTTCAGCACCCCCAGTACCTTGGTATGTAATAAAAAAATCAGAATCATTACCACCATCAGCGTGATAAAAATTAACATTATCACTACCACCGCTTCCATTATCAATACGCAACCCCCCTGTACTTCCATGACCTCGTATGTGAAATTTTGCACCCGGGGTACATGTACCTATACCAACATCACCCCCGCTAAGCCAGCTATCACCATTAGAGTTTAATCTAATATTTTCAAAAGCATTATTATAAATTTGTAATTTACCTGCAGTACTTTGTCCATTAGCTATAGCAACACAACCCATATTTGGTTTAATATGAAAGTGACCTCCACCTTGTTGCAAACATGTACATCTGCCATTAGTACTTGAAAGCATAGCAACAGCTTCAGAACCACCTATAGTAAGCAATTGATCTGGATCGGGTGTTCCAATACCAACTTTACCAGCTACATTAACATAACATGCTTCTATCTCACCATCGCCTTTAAATAATACATTTTCACCACCAGATACATGAAATTTTATACAGTTATCATTACCAAATTTAATAGAGTTATCAGTATCGCGTCCTATATTTAAACTGGTATTTAAAATACTGGTTATGTTTGTCTGAGCAGCATCGACATTTAATGTTACGCACCCGACTGTGCCTCCTCCATTTAATCCTGTACCAGCTTCAACTTCTGTTATATCTCCATCTGTTGTAGAAAATATATCTGCTAAATCACGACCAGCGGAAACAAAACCATAAGTTGTTGCTGAAGCACTTAATCCTCCAACTACACATACACCAGAGTCGGTAGTACTAAAGCGAGATATGTTATTGTGGTACAAATTAACAGCCCCATCCTCAAAGGCTGTCATCATAGTCTCGCCATTGTTTGCTGATTTTAATCTATACGCATTTGTACTAACTATTATATCACCTGTTCCGCTTTCGTCTCGAATGTAAGAATTAGAACCATCGTGGTATATTTGTAAATCCTTATGATTTCCTACTGTTATACAGGCACTATCAGGTACATGTACTCCTCCTGTTGCACTTAATGATCCTAATGCGCTTATATTACCTGCTACAGTTAGAGTTTCATTAGGAACCTCAGTACCGATGCCAAGCTTACCATCAGCTTGAAGGTTTAAAACTGTGCCTGCTGAATTCTTAGCTTTTAAAATGTCTCGACTATCTGAAGCTGTACCTGTTTCCAAAAGCAAAACACTTCCGGAAGATATAGTTTTTAATCTAGCGAGTGCGCCAACACCGCTGTTAGCGCCTTGAATATATAAATGTTGTTGATCTAAGGCAGAGCAAATCTCGAGATTTGCCTCTGGTCTATTTGTACCAATACCAACTTTACCAGTAAAATAGTTTACATCACCAGAAGCGCTAAGACCACCGAATGCACTAATACCACCACTGTGTGATCGTAATATACTATTACATATACATGAAGAAGTATACCACATTGGTATATAATTAGCTGTACCGGTACCCATAACCCCTTCACGATCTGTAGTACAAAATATATTAGCTAAATCGCGACCAGCTGAGACAAAACCATTAGTTGTAGCTGCAGTACAAATACTATTAGCAGCGCTTAAAGAACCAAAAATATCAACACCGGTATTTGTTGTCCCAAACTTCTTGGAGTTGTTGTAGTAAAGACTTACTGCACCAGCTCCACCTGCAGTAATCATATCTTGACCATCTTTATCTTCTATCTGTACAGTGTTACCTGATCCAGGTCTTATATATAAACTACCAGCTCCTCCTTCTGCTGTTACAAAATTATGCGTACCGTTATGATATATTTGTAAATCTTTATGATTACCTGCTGTTATTTTACCGCTATCAGGTACGTGTACTCCTCCTGTTGCGCTTAATGCTCCTAATGCGCTTATGTTACCTGCTACAGTAAGTTTTTCGTTTGGTGCTGTTGTACCAATACCTATATCCTCTGCGTTGACCGTTAACTGTGGATTGTTGTTTATATTTAAAGTTAAAATTTGACCCGTTTTAGAGTTTAATCCTGTTGCTCCATTTGCATTTTGTTTAACAGCATAATTTGCTGAAGTACCATTATCAAAATGTGAAAAATAGGCATTATCACCCACGTAATTACCAATTCTTGACTGACCTATGACAGCGTTTGTTGGGTTATCAGCATTTATACAAAGATTAGATCCAGCGTAAAGTGTATTACGAGCACTAACACTGCCTTGCAAATAAGTAGTAGTTACATCTGCATTACCAATAGATACTGTATTACTTCCACACCCTAATGCAGCATTACCTATAACCGTTTCATTTTGAACACCGTTACAAGTAGCTCTAGTATTATATCCAATATAAGTATTACTACACCCGTTATGCCATGTAGCACCAGACCTGGTATATCTACCTGCATTAGAACCAACTAAAACATTCTGACCCATTGTAGTGCCTGATAAATTCATTCCAGCAGTATATCCTATAGCTGTGTTGTTACTACCGGTTAATGAGCATTGTAAAGCATAACCACCTACAGCTACATTATTTGCTCCAATTGTATTACAAAGTAAAGAATCAATACCAACTGCAACATGAACATTACCTGATGTGTTACTATGTAGAGCACGATGACCAACCGCAGTTTGATTATTTGTTACATTAGCGCTTAATGCACAATTTCCAACTGCAACGTTATTACTTAGAGTATTGCAAAATAGCGCTTTGCTTCCAACTGCAACGTTATTGTTACCTGTTGAATTTGTTTTATTAGATTGGCAACCTATAGAGACATTACGATCACCTGTCGTGTTACAAGCTGCAGCGCCACATCCAACAGCTACGTTACGTAGTCCTTCTGTATTATTTGTTAATGCACCTTCACCTACGGCAACGTTTTGATAACCTGTGGTATTGGCTAACATAGCCTGTAAACCAATTGCAGTGTTTTGTCCTCCTGAAGAACTGTTTAAAGCTTGTGTACCAAATCTTGTATTAGCCGTACCAGCATCACTACAATAACCACTTAACGAGCTTACACTTCCGCCTACAGTTAATTTATCTGTAGATATGGTTAACTTAGCAACCCCGGTATGTATTTCAGGACCATCAGCTATTACAAAACTATCTGCAGATTGGTCCACCCCTGCCGCCCAGCATTTTGTATCTTGATTATATCTTATTTGAGGGTCAGCATTACTACCTAATATACTAACACATAAACCAGATGTACCTATATCTCTTTCGAAAGTACCAAGAAGTGCAGACCCTTGTACGCATATACCACCTAAAGCATCGTCATCATCAACATGTAGTAGAGTGCCCGGCTTAATGGTGTTAATACCAACCCTGCCGGCAAAATAATTAGGACTAGGTCCAGCAGCACTTAAACTTCCACTAGCGCTTATGTTACCGAGTACAGTTAATTTTTCTGCTGGTGCTGTTGTCCCTATACCAACCTTACATTGAGATATATAACTATCCGCGTCACTATGTATAACAGTTCTCGTATTGCCCCCGCTGTCGTTAATACAAATCACCCCGTCGTCTGACGCATTCCCTACTACAACTGATTGTATTCCTGCTGAATTGGTTGTTGCAACTTCACCCCTGACTGTTAATTCTTGACTTGGTTTATTAGTACCTATACCAACGTTACCTTCAAAATAGTTATTAGCACCTGAAGCACTAAGACCACCAAATGCACTAATACCACCACTGTGTGATCGTAATATACTGTTGCATATACATGCAGAAGTATACCACATTGGTATATAATTAGCTGTACCAGCACCTTTAACCCCTTGACAATCTGTAGTACAAAATATATGAGCTAAATCGCGACCAGCTGAAACAAAACCTCTCGTTGTAGCTGCAGCACAAATACTATTAGCACTAAGACCATTTTGCGCACTTATACCACCAGCTACAGTAAGTTTTTCTGCTGGTGCTGTTGTACCAATACCTACATCACCAGAATTAGTAATGGTAAATAACTCTGTTCCTCCATCACTATTTAAGAGACGAGTTCTATTAGAGCCACCTCTAAATTCTAATTGGTCACTAAGTGCTGATGCTCTAAATAAATCTGCGCGAACAGTTGATGAGTCGAAGTTAACAATATCTGAATTAGTAACCTTTATAGCCTCTGAACCGTTACCTTTAATAGTCAAACGACCATCCTCCAAATGAAGTTTTGTGTCAGGTCTACATGTACCTATACCAACCCTACCAGCAAAATAGTTTACATCACCTGAAGCACTTAACCCACCAAATGCACTCAAACCACCACTATGTTCTCTTAATATACTATTGGTTATTCCCGTAGTACTACACCACCTTGGTATATAATTTGTTGTACCAGATCCTCCTATAGTACCTCCTCCGGTTGAAAATATATTAGCTAAATCACGACCAGCAGAAACAAACCCATTAGTTGTAGCTGCAGCACAAATACTATTAGCACTAAGACCATTTTGTGCACTGATACCACCAGCTACAGTTAGTTCCTCTGCAGGAGCTGATGTGCCGATACCAACGTTGCCGGAAGTCCTAGGAATTGTTATAACTGGGTTATCATCTGATACTGTTGTATTATTAACATCATGAACTCCAAGTATAAAATTGTTATCAGCACCATCGTATTGAACATAACCACCTAACCAATTTGCACTTCCTTCAATAAGACGAAGTTTTGATCCCTCATCATCATTTCCATTGCTCTGAATAGCTAATGTTGCTGCACCAGATTGACATATATGAAGTGGATACTGAGGAGAAGTTTCACCAATACCTACATTACCATCCTGTTTTATTGTCAGAACCTCAGTAGCATTATTATCATTATTAATACTAAACCTTCCATCAGTTTGGACTTTTAAACTAAAATCTTTATTATTCCCAGTTTCTTTAAGTACAAACCGTGGAGCAGTCGCTTGAAGTTGACCATCTCCCACCACATCCAACTTGACCATTGGGTTAATAGTACCAATACCTACATTACCAGCAAAATAATTATCGCTACTTCCTGTTGCGCTTAATGAACCTAAAGCGCTTATATTTCCGCTTACTGTTAATCTTTCTTGGGGTGTTGCTCCACCACCAGCTAGGGTAGCTATTGGTATACCTAACCCTACATAACCGTTGTCTGAAAATACTATATCATCACCGTTAGCATCTACGAAATGAGCTATAGGTTCACTACCTTTTTGTTGTACATATAATGCAGGACCGGTACCAGAATTAATTACTGAAAGAGCAGAAGTAACTGTAACGTTAGTATCTATATAGTGCATATCTCCTTGCACACTAAGATTACCTAAAATTGTAGCATTATTACCAACATTTAAATTATTTGTCGCGCTTAAACTACCACCTATAATAGCTGTACATCCAGAGGTTCGTATTATACTATCACCTATACAACAACCTGAAGTAAATTTTGCTATAACATTTGTCGTACCACAGCCACCTATACCTCCAGCAGATCCTCCAGGACCAAAAACATCTAATAGATCAACTCCAGCTGATACTATAGATCTAGATGCATATATGTTTTTTCCACTAATGTCGCCAGTAATAGATAGATTATCACCTATAAGGTTAGAGTTACTGACTTCAGCCCAGCTTACTGTACCATCACCGTTTGATTTAAGAAATAAATTACCAGGTATATTTGTTGATTTTATTTCAACACCTTGAACACTTACATATTCACCAGAAATAGGTCCCCCGTTCCATGTTCCGAGATAATTATTAGAGAATATATAATTATTCGACGCGATTCCTTCACATACATATAATGCGCCATAAGCGCTCATGTTACCGGCAACGGTTAAACCAGAAGGAGTTCCAGTATCAACCGGAGGTACACCGATACCTACGTTACCTAGGAATAAATTATTTCTTCCTTCACTTACTTTAAGTAAAGATGGTGCTGGACTTTGTTTCCCCATTATACATATTTAATGGGGAAAAAAATTACGCAAGCACTATGTACTATTGCTTAGGAGTTTTTATGTGAGGTACATCTACTTGACTTAAAGTACAATGTAGAAGCCTTTCATGTGATACTCGCTCAGGATTAATATCAATACCACCTCGTCGAGCATATAAACAACGAACAGCTAGCTCATCAGGACCAATAGCATCCATTAGTCTTTTATAGATAGCTTCGCAAATTTCTTCATGAAAATGACATTCATCTCTAAAAGATACAATATATTGTAGAAGGGAAATAGGATCTACAGTATTTTTACCTTTCATATAGATATAAACATCACCCCAATCAGGTTGTGATGTTACCCTACAATTAGATTTTAGAAGAGCACTATGATAATATACTTCTTCAGAAGGTGCATCTTCAATCTCCTTTAGCAGATCCGGATCTTCAGCATATACAGTAAACTCTGTCTCTTCAATAGGATATTCATCTTCGAGAGTTATATAACTCGGGGTACAATCCTCACCATGCATCCATTCTTTCTTAGCAGTAAAAAGATTGGTATCAGATAAAACATAAGCATTAGTATGCACTTTAACTTCAACTCTAGTTTCAAGCAACTTACTCAAATCTTGCGAAGCAATATCGCCAATATTTTTAAGAACTTCTTCAGTAGTTTCACCTAAACGAGTCATATTAAACGAGTTAAAATACAACTTAATAGATTTAGATTCAACAATATATTTACTACTGCAAGGATAAACAACTTTAGCTACCCCTACAACAGGAAGCCCGTTAACAGTTAAAGCGGAAATTTCATATGCATTCCAAGTATCATAACCTATAAAAGGTAGGTTATCATCATTAATATTTAAATGAGTTCTATTGGACTGACGAGGCTCTCTAACTAAAAGAGAGGCATCATACTTCGATTTATACTTAGATGTTTGCCCAAGATGCTTACTAATATTGCTGTTATCAAGTTTTACCATATTAAATTTTAATATCTATGTTATAAGATTCAAGAGTTTCTTTAATAGTCTGTAATCTTTCTTCAACAGTACCTTCTAAAAGCACTATACGAGGACCATCTTCAATGATATTATATTGCATATACATATCAAAGAGACCAATAATATCTTCA